CTTCGCCGGGGTCTGAAAGATACATCTTGTAAGCCTGTTCCTTGGACTTGGCTCCTCGCTTTACCATTTCTTCGAGGTTGGTGCCGCCAGAGAACCCCTCAAGATTTTGAACTGCGTGCTGCAATTCATGGGTCAGCGTGTCGAGCACGCCCTCTTCTCCCGTGCGTCTAGCCGCCAGCCGTTTTGTTCTTGGCTCAAAAACGCCACGCTGCGGATATTCTCCAGCGGCCTTGCCGACCTGAGCGCCGTATTCAGCAATGTTTGGGTACGATTCAGTTAGCGGGTAATTTTCAATCAGTTCGCCTACCTTGCCAAACTGATCGCCTTCCTCTTTCTTGCCAAAGAAGCGCTGAAGGCCGGTTCGCGGCTTATAGCCAAACTCATGCTTCAACCGCATGTCCTGATCACTGATTTCTTGGCGCAGTTTCTTATCCGGCGCGCGGAAAGTTCCGGTGCGCTTCCAAATTTCCTCTGGCTTGACGCCGGCCTTTTCTAATTTCATGGCTTCTTCGGCTGCCGCTTTATTCCATGTTTGGGATTTTGGGCCGATGAAGATGTCGCGGCGCAAAACTCCGGCTTCTGGGAGCAATTTACCTACCGGAAGCACGCTGGCTGCGGCAAGTGCCATTCCGGTCTTATCCCCAGCGCGACGCGCACGCTCAAAATCTCGAGCGGCAAGGGCTTGCCCCACGCCAGGAACGAATCCAAGCGCAAGTTCAGCAGCCTGTTGCGCTGCCGGGACGTTTTCCTGCGGATCAAGCGAGAAAAAACCGCTTGCCGCGCCTTTTAGGTCGTCAAATAGCAGACCCTTTGGCTTTTTAGCCGCCATTTTTGCGCTTCCTATAGCGTTCTAGCAGTCTGCGCCCCTTGGCAACAGCGCTGGCCTTGTCTCCACGATGCCCCCACGCCTCAAGACTCAACTTGAGTCGCGTCTTGTCTCCATCCGGCTCAAACAACAGCCCAGGCATTGACCCCATGCGCGTCAAAAATGATCCTTTGCGACGCATTTGCTCAGGCGTCTTGGCTTCTCCCTTGACGGGAGCCTTCAGCGTGCCGCCGGTCTGCGCCTTATACGACGCACGACCCTTGGCATTGAGGCCGCCCTTCTTGGACTTGCCCTCAGCGCGTTGCCAAGCGGGGGATTTCATTCCTCGTAATCCTCTTCATCCTCGCCTTCATCTTCCATGCCGTACTCAGTACGCGCCATGGCGAGCATGTTCTTCTGCTTCCCCGTCATTTTTTTGGTGATCGGGCCACCCGATAGCCAAGCCGAGCAAGTGCGTCCTGCCGCACACTTGAAGTGGAAGAGTTCGCAATAGCCAAGATCGGCAGAATCAGCAACATCTTCGGCATAACTCGTATGCTCCGGCCCCTCTTCGCCCGCCTCAATCCCGTCTTCAATGCACTTGATCATCTCCGGCGTCTGAATAAACGCCGAGCAGTTCCCGCAGCGCATGGTCTTGGCCTGCTCAACGTCGGTGTTCCACTCGTCGGCACGCTCATTCCAAAAATCGTCATTAGGCTCTTCAGGGTTTGCAGGCCCGTAGCCCACATTCTTAAAAGCCCAATCTCTATTTTTGAGGTTTACCTTGATGTCGTAGGTTGCGGCAGGGCACTTCATTAGCCTCTCCTCATCCGCGCTCTACCGACTCGGCTTGCCATCATGTCGGGTTCCGCTGCTGCCGCTGCTTGCATGTTCACCGGAGCAGCCGAAATATCCGGCGGCAGCGGAGGAGGCGGCATCATCGGAAATCCTGCCGGAATCTGGAACTGCGGCATCGGCGCAGGCTCCGGTGCAGGCATCGGCTGCGCTACCGGCTCCGGTGGAGGAGGAGGCGGCACAAACTGCGGCATCGGAGGCGGCGAGAACTGCGGCATAGGTGCCGGCATCGGTTCTGGCATCGGCTGCGGCTGCTGCATGATCGGAGCCGGCTGGAAGTATTGCTCCGGCATCGGAGGCGGCTGAGGCGCAGGCTGAGGCGCAATCGGCGTGGTGTCCATCATCGGCATGGGCTGCGCTGCCGGCTCAGGCATGGGCTGCGGCATTGGCGGCGCGCTATACGCCGGCATTTGTGGCGGCATCGGGCCAATGTCAAATTGCGGCGGCATATTGCCACCACCACCGCCCATGGAAATTGGCGCGATGTTGCCAGGGAATGGCGCGCCCATGTCGAGAGGAGCCGGCTGCGGAGGAGGTTGCGGAGGAGACGGCTGCATTTGCGGCATACCGCCCAAGTCGCCGCCACTCATCGGCATCGGCTGCGGAAGAGGTTGCGGATTTCCACCGACCGAGTTGCCAAAATCAAAAGGCGGCTGCGGTTGCGGAGGCGGCTGCGGCTGCGGATTGTCGGCATCAATAAAATCGTTGAAGTCAATGTTGCTCAGATCAAACTGCTGGCGACGACGGCCACCGCCGCGTCCACCGCGACCGCGACCACGGCCACCGCCGTAGCCACCGCCCATGCCTGACGGATCAAACGGGTTGAAGGCGCCACCGCCGTAGTACATTTGACCGAGGTACTGACCCATCATCACGTTCGGGTCAGCGCCACCACCGTAGCCGCCGCCGCTCATATCCATGCCGCCGAAGGACGTGCCGTAGCCGCCCATGCCGCCGCCAAATGGATTGAAGGCACCGCCGCCACCGCCGTATCCACCATAACCACCGCCGCCTTGCGCGAACGGGTTATAGCCGCCACCGCCCGTGGCAAACGGATTGTAGCCACCGCCACCGTAGGCTTGGCCGTAGCCACCCATCACGGCAGAGAACGGATCGCCCTGATAGCCGGTCAACGGCTCCAGAACTGGCTCTTTCTTTTTTTTACTCTTGAAAAGACTGCCCATATCAAACGGCCTCCGCGCCGCTCACATACACGGTGATTAAGTTGCTACTGCTGCCTTTGACTTGAATGGTGTCTCCGGCATTCAAAATTTGCAGACCCGTCCACCGATAAATGGTGTACGCATCTATCCCATGGTTGCTAATAATTTCGTATGCCGCGCCTGCCGTCTGACCTGACGGAACGATCGCCACATAAGCATTTTCTTTGCCGGAATGCGTATTGCAAAGATTGATGTCTTTGATATACGCGCGCTTATCGGCAGGGCAGGTGTAAATCGTGGCATACGATGTCGTCAACTGCCCGCGACCAAGGCGCAATCCAACGATGTCTTGGAAGTTTGCCATTACGGCATACCCAGCCAATGCAAGACATTGAGGCTATGAACCGCAGGGATTAGTTCGCGGTTCACGTTGTCAAGTTGCACAAAGTACAGACGGTTTTGGTTATTCGTCTGATTGATCTGCTGGCTTGAGTAAACCGGCGTTGCTACGTTTGGGTTTGGAGCAGAAAAAGGGTTGATCTCTTTCATGGCTTAACCCATCGGCGGCTGCGGCGCTGCTCCTTGCGGGGCAGGTGCCTGCGGCGGCATCGGCGGCTGTTGCGGCTGCGCCATCTGCTGCGGGTTGAACGGGATGATCTCCGGCAGCACAGGCTGCTGCACCGAAGGCGTCGCAGTTCGCGGGCGCTCCATCATGGCGCTGATCATGGCCGTATCAACTGCCGTGCCGCTCTTCAACTGGATTTCGTAAGCGCGCAGCATGATGTCTGCTTCTTGCTTGTCACGCGCACGGTCATCCTCAAGCAGCATGGCCTGCCGCTTGAGTTCAAGCTCGGCCTGCTTGTTCTGAATGTCGGCCATGATCTTCTGCTTCTCAACCTCAGCGAGAATCTGCGCCGGATCAGGCGGCGGCGGGGGAGGCGGCGGGGGAGGCGGCACTTGCGCAGGATCTTGGAAGAACTCCGCGCCATTCTTGAAGCCTGACAACTCCGCAATCTTGACCAGCGTGTTGCGATACTGCGAAGGCGTAACGAGCGGATTCTGCGGCCCTAACTGCTGCATGATCTGCTCTTGCTTCTGAGCGATCGTCGTAAGCACCGCGACCTTCTGCTCGTCGGTGCCACCGCCAAGGGCCACGTCAATGTCAACGTCCATCTCCGCATTCCATGAGCGCGGATCAATCGGCACCCATTGATTACGAAGGCGCACCACCCGTGGGCGATCTTGATTTTCTACGACCAGCTTGAGAATGCCCTTGAACAGAGCGCGCATCCCGGTTTCAGCGAAAATCCGGGCTATCAGCTCAAGATGCTGCTGCGCAGCCGTAACGGTCGCGGCGACCGCCGCACGGGTGGTGCTCTGCAAGGCGTTGGCGTCAAGTCCCATCGCGGCCTTCGACATGCCCGTGCGGTTCTCACGCACGCTGTCGAGGTACTCGAGCATTGGGAATGCGGCCTGACCTGTAAACGGCACAGAGAACGGCTGCACGGCACCGGGTTGGCGCATACGAATGATGCCGCCGACTTCGGTGTTGAGCACGTCGTCCATGTTGGCTTGCCCCTCAACCACGCCGACGCGCGGATGCACGGCCAGCGTGAGCGAGTCCATCATGTTGCGCATGATGGCCGACTTGATGCGCTGTAAGTCTGCGGTCATGTCAAAGATGGACATGCCGATCAGCGCGTGCGGCTCGGGGTCTGGGCAGAAGAGTGCGAACGGCGCATGAGACACCGGCTCGTTGGATACCATTTTGTATCCCGGGCCGATGGTGCAAATCTTGCGAAGCTCTGAGATTCCATCGCTGTCGTAATCCACACGGACGTATGCCTCGATGTACAGCACGCGCTTGTCGTCTTGCGTGCCGCCTGGGCCGTAGGATTCAGCGTAAGGATTGCGAGCGATGTACTCGTCGTTTGAGTCAAGTTCGTAAATGCCCGTCTCTTGGCTGACCTCTTCCTCGCTATACCCCAAGGCAACAAGGTCAGAGACGCGCATCATGCGACGGTGCGCCACGAGCGTTGCATCCTCCACTGAGCGCGCACGGCGGTCGATGAGGAACTCTTCCGGCGGCACGGCTTCAATGCGCACGCGACCGCTTTTGTATTCGCGCTTGAGTTCTACGTTGTAAATCTTCGGCGCTTGGAACGGCTGTCCGGTCGTCGGATCAACCTGCATCGGCTGCTGCGTCTGCGGGTCAACCGGCGGCTTCCACGACGGGTCATCCATGGCTTGGATGGCGCTGCCCACCACGTCCTTTTCGTCAAGTAGCAGGGTCAGCGAGGCTTCATCAAGGCCGGTGTAATACTCGGTCTTGACCTCGGCCTTTTCTTCCCAGAAGTATTTTGCAATACCCAGCGCACCGCGCAGCGCATCCTTGAAAATGCTATGGCAAATCAGGAAGCCGTTGTTGTCGCTGTTGAAAATATAATTGACGTAATCAGTCGCTTGGTCTGCAACCTGCACGTCTTCGACGTTGCGCGGCACAAACTGCACGACTTTCTTGGAGCCGAAGAAGACGCGCATGAGCGACGGCATGATGCCGGCGATCGTGTCGCGCACGTCGGTCGAGACAACCTGCGATCGCCCCTCTTCCTCGTTGCCAAACGGCTCGCCACGGTAATACTCAATGGCGCGGGCACGAACCGGCGACAACTCCGCATCAATAAATGATACGGCGTCGGTCAGCTCCATCCCAACGGTAGACTCGAGGTCTTCGTCGCTCATCGGCTCAACTAGGCCGATCGACGCCTCCGACTGCTCGATGAGTGATCCTTTGACTGATTCCATAAAACCGGCACCCGTGCCGAAAAAGGGGGTCTATCTATTGTCACTTGAGAAGGGCTGCAACCTCGGTCGCCGTGAGAGAAACTAGCCATGCCTCCCGATCCTTGACGCCGAAGGACAGCACATGCTGCCCGCCGTGCTCAACCAGCCCCGAGCAAAACTCAATTTGCTCGCCTCGGAAATAAAACTCACGGCCGGCGTGAAAGGGCTCAAGGTTGCCGTTGTAGCGCACTAGCCGATGAGCGTAGTGCACCCGGTTGCGATGCTTGCGGCGCTGGTGGACAACGCCGAGGTATGCGCCCTCATACGGGATCAACTGCGAGCCGCCCGACCACCCGGCAAGCGGGGCGTAGCCGCCCAGCCACAACTTGCGCTTCTGCGGGTGCAGTTCGTAAGACTCAGATGGATGGTGCATGTACACGACCGACAGTTGGTCGCCCTCAGCAAGCGGCATCCAGTTCTTCTCAATCTCACGATTGTGTGGGCTGTGCAGGAACTCAAGATGCTCCACCGTGGTCTTATTCAGCTTGCACAGCGCCATCGTGCCACGCACCCTGGGGCCATGGTGCAAGGCGGTCGCGGTAAACCACCACGCATCGCGCCACCAAAATAGCCGCCCGTCCTCAAGCCCGTCCCGGGCCGGCACTCGCGTGTTGCGCACCATCAAGTCGTCTACCCATACGACTGACTGCTGGCTCAAATCTTGACCCAGCGTGATGAGGTAGTTGCGCGTGTTCGGCGCAGGGTCGCCACGAAACCAGATGCCGTCTTCCTCGCCGAGCTCGTAGTTGACCGTGCGCACTAGGCACGCCAACTCACCCGTCGCGCTCTTGGCGATCGACGGATTACACGGCGCATATTTCTCCGACTCCGGCACGGATAAGCGCACGAATGCGCTCTCCGGCAGGTGCTCCGATAAAACTAGGCGGCCTTCGGCGGGGAGGGCGGCTTCGGGTCGCGCGGCTCCGGCGCTTTCTTGGCTTCCGGCTTCGGCGGGTTTTTCTTGTCGAGGCGTTTTTGAAACAGCGCGACGTCGCTTGGCTTGAGCATTCATCTATCTCCTCACATGTGGATCGTGGATGGCATCGGCACCGCAAGGTCTTGCGTGGCCTGTGAAACAAGGGGCGGTACGGCGGTCAGCACGCGCAAGTGTGGCAGCGCGTACCACTCAAGCAGTATATCCACCGGCGTGTTGGCGGGCTTCGTGTACTGCTGCAAGGTCGGAATGGCGCGACGGCGGTGCCAGATGGCGGCCGTGCAGAGCGGGTATTTGATTTCCCAAAGATTCGCTGACTCTTTCCTCGCCGGCTTCTGGTCGGTGCAGCAGGAGTTGAGATACACAAGGTCGCACCACTCCGGCGTCTCGGCGCGAATCTGCGCAAAGCGCTCTTGGAAGTTATCGGGCAGAATAATGTCGTCCTCAAAGATCACAAACTCATCGTGTCCCTCGCGCCATGCGATCTGCCACGCGATGTGCCACGACAATACCAAGCATGTCGCACCGCGTGTAACGAAATAATCCGTGTGCATCGGAATCTCGGACTTGACCTGCATGGTCTTGCCGAAGATGCCTTGGATGAAGTCCAACTCAATACCCGCCTTGGCAGCCTGCTCTTTGGCGTGCTCGGTGCGCTCTGGCGTCTCGGAAAGCGTGATGCAGTAATACTTCACCGATCCCTCACGAAGAAAAGCAGCGTCGGGCGTCCCCAGCTCGAGCCTTGCCGATTATCCGTCTCACGGAATCTGCATGACGTAATCCAGTCGCACTTAAAGCCGTTTTCGTAAAAGCGGTCAATCCAGTATTCCGTCGTCTGCTCGTTGACGTGGTGGTGCCCGCCCTGCCCGGGGACGGCGTGGCACATGAGCACATACTTGCAGCGCGCCATCGTCGCAAACCAGTTCGGCTCGCACTTCTGCTCAACGTGCTCAACGAATTCTGTGCAGATGGCGAGGTCATAGTCGCGGCCTGGGTCGTAAGCGCCCTTCTCGTAGTCGTGCGCGACCAGAATCTCCTTGACGGGACTTTCGGCTAAGGCGATCGGATGCCCTTCCACGCCGCGCGCGTCAAACCCCAAGTCGTGCCACCAACGGATGTTATGGCCCATACCAGCACCGATGTCGATCACCGACTTGATGTCATAGGTCAGCGCCAAGTAACCCCAGATGTCAGGCATCCACGTCGCGCGGTCGCCCTCTGGAATGTAGCCGCCTAGGTGCTCAATGCTCATACCACTCCCCGAATATGTCGTTTGACGGGCTTTGTCCACGTCGGCGAGTACGCGCCGCTACCCGTTGCCGCCTCGCTTGCAAACGTCAGCACGAAGGCGTCGGCGACGTCTGGCGAGCGCAACCCGCGCCGCTTCATGTCGTCCTTGCTCTCAAGCTTGAGCTTGCCGTTGGACATGAACGAATAGCGCGGCGAGGATAGTTCATTCACGAGGCGCTCGTCACGCGGCAGTTTGCAGTCGCGCGCCTCTAGCCATGCTTTCGCCTTGCTCCATAACTCGGCACGCAGGTTGGAGTATTGCCCCTTAAAGGCGGGCGACTCACCGACGTTGATGCCGCGCGCTGGCAGGTCTAACTCGCGTAATCGGTCGACGACACCTGCGCCCAAGCCGATGCTGTCCACGAGTATCTCTGCGGGGCGCTCCTTGAAGTCCACCGTCTCGTACTCATGCAATATCGCGCCGGTCAGTTCCATGAGGTCAAGGTTCTTCCACGTCTTGACGGCCTCGAGCACCACGTTGCCCTGGCGCTTGCAGAGCGCGGAGGAGTCGGTGCCGAAGCGGGCGACGTCCAAGCCCCATAGGATCGGGGCGTTGGGGTTTTGGACAACATCGCGGTCGATGGCGCTCTGGGCCAACTCAAGACCAATCAGCGTGTCGTCATCAGCGATCGGGAACTCGCCCAAGACGCGCACACGGTAGGCGTTCGACCCCTCGCCGTACCGGCTCTCCATTTCGGCGATGTAGTCCTCGCTGACGCGCGGGCTGTCGAGGCAACTGACGTGCAGGTTTTTCCACTCGCCGGAAAGACGGTGGAAGGTGTCGTAGAAGTACCCCTGGGTACGGGTGGGGTTGCCGAGCAGGAGCGTCGTGGCGTTGTGGCCGGACATACTGCCGCCGGCTGACTCAAAGACCGCCTCCGATACGCCGGGGGCTTCGTCTACGACTAGCAGCACCCATTCGGCGTGGATACCCTGCAAGGCGTCGGGTTGCTCGGCGCGGCTGGTGCGGGCTGAGATGAAGGACTCTTCGGGGCTGGCTTTTAGCTCAATTCGGTCGGACTTGATCTCGAGCAACTCCCCCACGGCGGGGGGTAGGAGCTTGGCCCAGCGGCGGCATTCGCCGAAGAGGGCATCAAATAACTGGCTGGCGGTAGGGGCAGTGACGACCACCTTGACGGGGACGCGGGTGAGCATGAACCAGAGCATGGCCCACGAGGCTACCGTGGACTTGCCCGTACCGTGGCCGGATCGGACGGACACCTTGCGCTCTCCCGCAGCCAGAAGCTCTAGGAGGTCTTTTTGCCATGGGTCTGGTGTCACCCCAAGGACTTCCTCCACGAAGGCCACAGGAGCCTTGTGGTAGCGTTTAACGAAGTCGAGGTACGGATTCTGCATTTTTTTCAAATCGGCCTATGTGGGGTTAGCCGCGCGCCGCCCCCGGCAGGGGGTACCCCCGGGGGGGGTGTTTCGCGGGCGGTCGCGCCGGGCGCACGGTCGGAATCGGGCTGATCTCCTGTCGAATCAACGAGTTACGCTCGCGCTGACCACAGAGTGGACAACTTTACATAATGGGTATTATACGCACTC